CCAGAAGTACCGCGCCGCCGTCCTCGATGAGGCCTCGAAGTACCGGTACAACGTGCACGACATGGTCTACGGCTCGCTCATCCCCGCGATGGGCGACGACCTCGGCACCATCGTGCTGTCCGGCACGCCGAGCAACATCACGACGGGCCTCTTCTACGAGGCGACGACCGCGGGCTTCCCGGGCTGGAACGTCCACCGCTGGACCTGGCGCGACAACCTGCCGAAGCTCACGAACCTCGCGAAGGCTCACGCGGACCTCATCGCGGCCAACCCCGCCATCGTAGCGACGCCCCTCTACCGCCAGGAGTGGCTCGGCGAATGGGTGGTCGACACCTCCGCCCTCGTCTACCGCTTCCGCCAGGACCTCAACACCGTCGCCGAGCTGCCCAAGCCGCGCGAGCAGTACACGTACCTGCTCGGGGTCGACCTCGGCTTTTCGGACCCGAGCGCCCTGGTCGTCGTCGCCTACCACGAGCACGACCCGACCCTCTACGTCGTCTACGCGCAGGCGCGCGCCGGCCAGACCATCTCCGACGTCGCCCAGTGGATCCGCAGCCTCTGGTACATGCCGAGCGCCGGCTGCCGCGGGCCGTATCCGTTCGCGGCGATGGTCGCCGACGCGTCCGCCCTGCAGGGCGTCGAGGAGATGCGCCAGCACCACCACCTGCCCCTCGAAGCGGCCGAGAAGCCAGGCAAGCGCGGGGTCATCGAGGTCCTGAACGCGGATCTGCAGACCGCGCGCGTGAAGCTCTTGCCCGGGTGCGAGGCCCTGAGCGACGAGTGGGAGCGCCTCATCTGGGACCCGAAGAAGCTTGAGCTTTTGCCCAAGCGCTACGAGGAGCACCCGGCGTTTCCGAATCACCTCGCCGACGCGGCCCTCTACGCCTGGCGCAAGGCGCGAAACTTCGACGCGCTGCCGGCGCCGGCGCCGGCGCCCATGCCCGGCACCGAGGCCTGGGAGGCGGCGCGGCTCGAGCGCGAGATCGCGCAGCGGGCGCGCCTTCATGCCGAGGGCGGGGTGCTCCTCGACGAGCTGCCGCCTTGGCTCAGGGAGGTCGACTCGTGAACCCCGCCCTCCACTACGCGGTCGAATGGGAGCGCTTCAGCTGCTTCGGCTGTGGCGGGCGCCACAGCCCCGATCGGCCCGGTGCCCGAGCCGTGCCCCCGTCCCGGCGACGAGTACCTGCGGGAAGACCGCGCCGAGCGCCTCGAGTGCCTTGCGAACGTGCTCGCTCGCTTGGAACGCGAGGAGGGGTGGACATGAAGCAGCTCTCCATCCCCGGCGCCCGCCGGCACTCCGGCCGCACCTTCCCGCGCCTCCCCTCCGACGAAGCGATGCGCCAGTGGGCGCGCCAGCAAAGGAAAGCCGCCATGGCCGTCACGACCCAGACCATCACCGACCAGCTCGACGACGTCCGGCGCCAGCTCATCGCGACGCGCAAGGCCATCCAGGAGCTCGACGCCGAAGCGAAGGCGTACACCGACGCGAAGCTCGCCGAGCGGGGCGATCTGCTCCGGAGCTACACGCGCCTCGAGGGCGCGGTCGTCGCGCTCTCGACGGCGCTCGGCGTCCCCATCGACATGGGCGTCGGGCCGCTCGTGCCGACGAGCGACGAGCCGCCGCCGGGCGAGGCGAACGGCGCGGCGGGGCCCGCCCTGGAGATCGTGCGCGGATGAACGGCGCCACCCCCGCCCCCTGCGACGGCGACCAGCCGCCGCCCAACCCCGAGTTCGTCAGCGAGGACCGGCCGCTGGCGACCGACCTCTTGCCGCACGAAATGGCCTCCCCCGGCTACCTCCGCCGCGACCTCTCGCAGGAGGAGGGCATGCGCCGCCTGAACGAACGCCGCGAGGCCTTCATGGCGCGCATCAAGGGCCAGGCCGGCCCGTCCTACGACGCAGCCGCCCAGAAGGAGCGCGAGGACCGCGCTGCCCGCGAGGCCGACGTGGTCGACGCCGCCCGGCGCTCGCAGGCCGAGATCCGCCGGCACGTCGACGCGTACCTCAAAGAGCACTTCGAAACGATCGCGGCGGACATCGCGAACGTCCTCCTGAAGCAGGTCAACGAACGCATCACCCGCGGCCTGCTCGCCGCCGCCGAGACCCAGGCGATCACGCTCGACCGGATCGCCGGCGACATGCGCGCGCAGCTCCGCGCGTTTCTCCGCACCGCCTGGTCCGCCAAGGGGCAGGCCAGCAAGAACCCATCGGCGCCACGCGCTGCACGCAAGAAGAGCGCGCGCCGTGGCCAAGCCCGCTAGCCATCACTCCGACGACGTCCAGGTCTACGACCGAAAGCAGCTCTCCAACCGCGAGGGGTTCCGGCGGCTCGAAGCGTCGCTCGAGAAGATCCACAACCGCAAAAGCGGCCAGGAAAAGCTCTGCGACGTGTGCGGCCGGAGAACGCGCGCCTGGCGCATGGTGCCGGCGAAGTTCGGGACCAAGCCGGCCATGAACCGCGCGCGGCTGAACGACCGGACGGCGCTGACCGGCCGCGTCGTGCTCGCGTGCGACGCCGGGCCGGACGGCTGCGCGGCGATGCTCGACCGGGCCGGCGTCAGCCGGGACGCCATCGAGCTCGAGGAGCGTCTCAAGAAGCTTGGGCTGGTGCTGCCGTGAGCGGGGCCTCGCCGAGAGACATCGAGCAGCTCGCGGCCATCATGGTCGAGCGCGGCCTGACGCGCGTGCAAATCGACGGCGTCGTGCTCGAGCGCCCCCGCGAGCTCGTGCTGGCCGAAGCCGCCACCAAGCTCGCGCCCGAGAAGCCCGAGGACGCGCCCGAAGACGCGGAGCTCGCGAAGTTCGCGGGCCTCACCCCTGACGCGCAGGACGCCGCGATGGCGCGCGCGATGGCGGGTGCGCGATGAAAGAGACCCTCGACATCGGCGACATCTACGAGGTCGACCAGGACAACCGCGTCCTTCGCGCGGGCGTGCCGCACGCGGAGGCGTTCCCCGTCGGCGCGAACGTGACCATGAGCGCGTTCGACCACCGGCGCGCCGTCCTCTCGGTCGTCGCGGGGCGGCGCTACGTCGGCGTCATCGGAGCGAAGGCGTCATGAAGCGCAAGCCCGTCGCCATCGCCCCCAAGACGTACACCAAAGAAAGGGTCGTCTACGAGAACGGCAAGGCGCAGGAGGGCATGCAGCCCGGCGTCGACTGGTTCGCCAAGGCCCCCGAGGAGCTCTACGAGCACGCCTTCGCGCGCGTGCGGCAAATCAAGCAGAACCAAACGACGCGCCGCTACGAGCTCTACTCCTACCAGCAGGCCTACACCTCACGCTTCGGGCCGTCCGCGTCCGCGACGCTCTTCTCGCCCACCAACCGAAACCCGAGCCAGGGCCAGTACGCCATCTCGGCCAACATCATCAAGTCGTGCGTCGACACCGCGTGCGCGCGCATCGCCAAAGAGAAGCCGCGCGCCTTCGTCCTTCCGAACCGCGGCAAGCGCAAGCTCCGGATGAAGGCCCGCAAGCTCCAGCTCTTTCTCGACGGCGCGTTTCAGGCCGCCAAGGTCTACGCCAACAGCGAAGACGTCTTTCGGGGCGGCGCCATCTTCGGCGACGGCAACCTCCTCATCTACGGCGAGGACGGAAAGCTCAAGAGCGAGTCCATCAAGATCGACGAAGGGCACTTCGACCAGGTCGACGGGATGTATGACCGGCCGCGGGAGTTTCACTGGGCGCACCCGGTGCCGCGCCGGGAGCTGCTCGCTCGCTACCCGAAGTTCGCGAAGGAGATCGAACAGGCCCGCTCGGCCTGGCGCGGCGAGATGAGCTTCATGGGCCAGGCCGACATGGTCGAGGTCATTCGCTCCTGGCGCGTGCGCTCGACGGCCGACTCCGACGACGGCACCTACGCCGTCAGCATCTGCACCGCGACCCTCGAGAAGAAGCCTTACAATAAGGACCGCCTGCCCGTCGTTCGGTGGCACTGGACCGAGCCGACCTACGGCGCGTTCGGCGACGGCATCGCCAAGGAGCTCTTCGGCATCCAGCGGGCCATCTCGGACATCCTGCGCGGCGTTCTCAAGAGCATCCGCATGTTCGCCGTGCCGCGGGTGTGGGTCTCGAAGCTCGCGAACGTCGCCCAGCAGATGATCTCGAACGAGATCAGCGTCAACACCTACACGGGCGAAAAGCCCGTCTTCGACACGCCGCAGGCGGCGAGCGCGGACATCTACCAGTTCGTGCAATGGCTCATCGATTACGCCTACAAGCAGGTCGGCCTCTCGCAGCTCTCCGCGCAGAGTGAGAAGCCCGCCGGGCTCAACTCGGGCGTGGGCCTGCGCAATTACCAGGACATCGAGACGCAGCGATTCGCCATCATCGGCCAGCGCTGGGAGCGCTTCTTCATGGAGTGCGCCGAGGTCCTCATCGACGTGGCCAAGGACCTCTACGCGGACAAGGGCAAGCTCTCGGTCAACGTGCCCGGCAAGGGCACCATCGAGACGCTCGACTGGAAAGACGTCTCGCTCGAGCGCGACCAGTACGAGCTGCAGGTCTGGCCGACCAACCTCCTGCCGCAGACGCCCGAGGGGAAGTTTCAGACCGTGCAGGAGTGGATCCAGAGCGGGTTCATGCCGCGCGAGGTGGCCCTCAGCCAGATGCGCATGCCCATCGTGGACGACTGGATCAACCGCGAGACGGCCGCCCTCGAGAACATCGAGATGTGCATCTCGAAGATCCTCGACGAGGGCAAGTACATCGACCCCGACCCCGTCGGCAACATGGCGATGGCCGTCACGATGGGCCAGCAGGAGTACCTCTGCGCGCTCA